GCCAAACTCATCATAGTTCTCCACGATCTGCACTTCACTGGGAAGCATCCGTTCCAGACCCATCCACTGACCCTGAGCATTACGCATCTTGATCAGGAAGCCATTCCCACAGGCGAGATAGAACTTAATCAACTCACCTAAGATAGTGGTCTGGTCTTCACAGGCAGGGAACTCGGCTGTTTCCATCCATTTTGTGACATTACTGTTCTTGCATTCGAACTGCATGACTGTTGCCATCGTAATAGCATCCACACAACCGGAATGGTACTCATCGGTATCCAGGAGTGCCAGTAGCTTGCTCATGGAATAGGGTTGGGAGACGACCTTCTTGGTCTCGGCTGCCTTGGAGATCAGTTGCTTCCCGACCCGGCTGCACTTGGATAAGTCAATCGGCTCAGGCTTGTATTTGGTCTCCAGGAGATCAGTAGCAGAGCTGATTGCCAGGTTGTAGCCACCCAGTCGCATTACTCTCATGATGCCGCTCCCGAGCCACTCTTCAGCAGGTCGAGTTTTGCTATCCTGACCAGACGAGTGCCGTCTATTCTGGAGGTGTAATACTCTATATGTGGGATATCTCTATTGGCAAACTTGAGATAGTTTTCTCTGAACTCCTCTTTGAGATTATACAGTGCCAGATCAGGATCATCCACGTTCTGGGCATTGACAATCAGATAGACAGTCCAGGCGATATCGGTGGAAGTAAACTGTCTGGAGGTCGGCTTGGTACCATCCTCGGCATCCAGGATGACAATGGCGCAAGGCAGGGACTTGGGGATACTGTCCTTGTTAAACATGGTGTTCTGAACACAAGGCTGCAATGATTGGACTATTATCCCCCGGTGTGATAAAAACTTCTCCAAGTTAGTCATAACCTGACCTCGATGGAGTTGAACTGCTGGTATATCCATTGCTCACGCTTAGTGATGACTTCTGCAAAGACATTGTGGGCTTGGATGCCTTCCCTTTTGATCTTGCCCCGGATGAGATAAGCGATCTCAGCTACGGTCAGCAGCTTGCCTGTCTCTTTATCAGTCCAAGACAGGTGTTTGCGTTCGACCCAAGCGATCAGTGGAGCGATCGGAGTCCAGGAAGGCACTTTGCCACCCAAAATGAAAGGCTCGTGACGCACGTTGGAGCCTACTCTGAGGATCATAGCATCAGGACTTGTCTCGACCAGATAACCTGTATTGCCATAGAAGTCGCCCTTATCGTAGATCTGCTGTGCCCGTATCTCCTTGCGGGACTCGGCATCGAGAACCGAACCGATCAGATGCAGACGGCTCTCCAAGGCAGTATAGATAGCCAGGTAGATATCCCGCATCAGTTCATCCGGAGTGGTATAGCTATCAGGCATCAGATCACTCCTACCCGGATCACTCTCGGCAGTCTGGGCTTCAGCTCATACAGGCGGTCCTGACCATGCTGATTGAGATAGTCCCGAAGCCCGGTCAGTGCTCTTAGCTCAAGGTTGGCTTTGAATGCGTCTATTTCGCTCCCTGTGAGCAGTTCGGTGGCAGACTGGTCTAATCCTACGGTCTTGACGATTCCCTCGCCTAGGGTCTTCAAATTGAGAAACTCACATGTACTGTGCAGCATCAGGAAACAGAACCCAAAACGAAAAGAAATCAGGAATGGATCATCATCTGGGTAATCGTTGCGTATTGCATCCTGGTAATGATTATCCAAAATAAGGGTTCTGATCGTTTCCATGACGATAGCCTTATGCTCTTTGAAGATGCCGTTATCGCCCATCTCCTTGGGGAGATTGATTATAGCGAGCATGGCATCTATCTCGACCGGGATGGGAATCATTTACCTTTCCTAATCAGTTCAGATAGCTCAATCGCCCTACGACCAACCTGCTTCGCCCACTTGGATGCAAGCATGCCATTAGCAGCCCGTTCCCAGTCTCCAGCTGCAATGAAAGCCAGGGTGTTGTTGAAGCTAAGCAGCCCACTAATACCCAGGTAGCAGGGTTCCCGCAAAGGAGCGAAGCGGCTTTGTGGGATGCTTATGCACATGTTCAGCAGCACCGACTTTCGGACTTCATCCAAGGCATTGTATATCTCAGGAATCTCATCAAGCAACTGCTTCTCGCAGATCTGGATATCGTTCTCTAAGAGCACGTAGGCTTCGGTCAGGGATATCCCACCGTCTTCGAGATTGCGACCAATACCGATGGTCAGCTTGCCTGCAGTACAGCGGTATGGCATGAGCTTAAGACCTTCATGTCTGACTAATTGCTCTTTGATGCGTTCTAACAGCTTTGCTTCCATCGTATCTCCTTGCGAGTATTATTGGATACTTGTGTATGGTGCAAGGAAGCCATGACCTTGTATTAACGCAAACAAGGATGCATAAGGATGCGACAGAAAAAGTTATTGACAGAAAGTAGATGCTCAAAAAGGGTTTGATTTAGTCGAGAGACATCATATAGAGTGTAGGAACTGAGGATAATGATGAGTCCTCAACTAGTAAGAATAACAATGTTTTGGAATGTGTTTATTCTAACATTTCGACTAATAATTGTAGGAGAAAATTATGAAAGTAGGAAGTTTAATCCGGGTATCGGTTCTGATTATATTGGTCCTTTCCGGATATCAGTGGCTTACGGCGGCATACCTGACGGATATTCCCGTTCAGGTAAATCAACCGAATGGAACAGTGATTAATTGTCTTGCAAGTGGCGATGAATTTCATAACTGGTTGCATGATGCGGATGGGTACACAATCATACAAAGTCCCATTACTGGTTATTATACCTATGCAATCCAAACTGGTGATACGGTTTCAGCATCTGATTTTATTGTTGGCATAACCGACCCACAAATAGCAGGATTGACTCCAGGAATAAATATCAGCGAGTCTGAATACCAACTAAGACGGGCAGAAGCATTCCCAGAGCCGCAGACGCGAAATGCCACAACTACTGGAACTATCAATAATATCGTGATTTTTATCCACTTTGCTGGTCAAAGTGAATTCGGTCAAAATATATCAGTTTACAACGGATTGTTTAATGGCACCACAAGCTCCATGAAAACCTATTTTGGGGAAGTCTCATATAACCAACTCGTGGTGAACAGTTTCTTTTATCCTTCGGCTGTTAATGATCAAGTGTTTTCTTGGATGTCACCAAATCCTCGAGAGTATTACCTACCCTATAGCACTTCAAACACCAATGGCTACCATAATACATCGGAATGGCAGAGTCGAGAGCATGCTCTGCTAAGGAGCGCAGTAAATGCTGTTTCTTCGCAGATCCCAGATAACTTGAACATCGATACCAATAATGATGGGAAAGTGGATAACGTGGTCTTCATTGTAAATGGCCCTACTAGTGCGTGGGGCACCCTGCTCTGGCCACATAAGTGGGAGCTTTCTACAGGGAATAATGTATATATAAACAACAAAAGAGTATATGACTACAATTTGCAAATAAGAGATAATGTGGGGACAGATAATGTTGGCGTCCTCTGTCACGAATTTTGTCATACATTGGGATTTCCGGATTTGTATGTCTATCCCGATCCCAATCATCTTGACTTGACACCTGTAGGTATGTGGGACGTAATGGCAGTAACTAGTCGTACCCCGGTTCACATGAGTGCTTATATGAAATGGAAACATGGGAATTGGATATCACAACCCCCAGTGATAAGTGCTCAGCAAACTTATACGCTCAATCCATTAACTTCTACTACTAATAACGTTTACAGGATTAATTCACCAAATTCGACCAATCAATACTTCATTGTTGAATATAGAGATGTAAACGGAACATTTGAGAGTGCATTGGCAGATATGGGTGGGACATCTGGTGTGCTTGTCTACCGGATCAATACTGACGGCGACGGGAATGCCGAGGGACTTCCATACGAAGTGTACATCTATCGGCCCGGCGGAACAAATTCGTCAACAGGAATGATCCAAAATGCAAGTTACAGCACCCAGAGCGGTCGCATCGAGATAAATGAAACGACAAATCCCACTCCTTTTCTTCACGATGGTAGTGACGGGGGGCTGCAACTTTATGTGATGGGACCCAATGAATCTACCATCAGATTTCGAATTGGCCCCCCTCCAGCTAAAATCCATGGGCATATTACTACATCTTCATTGCCAGAAAACATTTATATACCAGATTTACTGTTAACATTGCGCAGAACAAATACTCATGAAGTGGTTGCGCAAACCAGACCTTATTGGTCTCAGGCTATTGAATATGATTTTTATGCGGACACTGGAAGCTATTATATTGAATGTGAGATATTCAATTCAAGTGAGTGTAAATTCGCTTATCCTGTACTTGTACCAAACGGAAACATAACAGTTGAAGCAGGTTCATGGATTCAGGATATCACATTACCTCCAGTAACCTTAACCTTTACACCCTATAACATTAATCTTGTGAGAGTATCTTCTAATGCAGCAAATCCATATTTCAAGGACATCATGACTGCGCTTCAACGCATTCAGACAGCAGTAAACGGGGGTTATAACGGGAACTCGGTTACTTTGGATGTTCTCCCAGGAAACTACTACTGGCCTCAAACAAACTACCAACCTACGGGAAGTTTTAGTTACACTAATACTGCCAATAGTGCATTATCACTTGCAATCAGGGGTGCTGGAAACGGTGCGATAATCGAACCTCAATGCGATGATTACTACACATTTAACATAAGCAGAACAAACATCAGTTTTCAAAATATCAAATTCTCAAGAGCTTCGAATAACTGGAACTACTATCTTGCTTTCAATGGGACAAACAATTCGAATTATTCATTTACAGGATGTTTGTTTGGGAAAAACAACACATCCCTGAATTACAAGTCCAGTACGTCATTTATCAATCAGTCAGGTATATCTTTGATTAACTGTAGCATATCCCATAATGATAATTCTGACTATGGTTATGGTGTCTTAAAATTCCAATCCTGCTCAAATGTCGAGATTGATAATTGTAGTTTCTCGTATAACGGCTCTTTTATGGGAGGTGCAGCATATATCTCACAGTCCAACAATGTCCATGTCCGGAATTCAGTGTTTGAGAATAATTGTTCTTGGGCACCAGAAAGTGAGATACCGGCAGGAACCCCTGGTGGGGCAATTTATATCGCATCTTCAACGAATATGTATATCACTAACAACCGATTTCTACATAATACGACAACCGGAACGGGAGGCGCAGTATATTTGAATGCGGTATCACCTATACGAATAGAAGGCAATCTATTCAGAGATAACACATTGCATCATATTGGGTTGATAAATCCACAATCGGATGCCCTTGGATTTGATAATTGCACATTTGGAACGAATGATCTTATCTCACGCAATATTATTCATAGTGGTTTCGAGGAAAGTTCAGATTCTCCGAGTGATTTCATCGCTATAAGCGGTGATTGTGCAGGTACCCTTAATATATCCAATGGAGTTTTCATTAAAGGCACTTGTGATGGCAATAATGAGAAGAGAATAGTGCGCTCATTCTCGCCTGTAAACATGAATTTCACCAACTGTGTTTTTCAAACCCGAGATGTTGATGCAGACTTCTTAAACAGCTCTTATCCCCCACAACCTGCGACTATAAGTGTAACTTATTCATTGTTTGATAATGAGTTTACTGGAGTTACTCTTGCAAATCATAATACATGCAATGTAAGTGACATGAAACTTGATTCAAACTACGTACCTATATGGAATCAAACGATTATGTCTCCCTGTATTGATGCTGGAACAGGAGAAAAAGATATTGATGGCACTCCTGCGGACATTGGCGCAATACCAGCTGCAACTCATGCCTTCTGGGATTACACATTCAGAAAATCGAGTGCAGAAACACAACCAAATAACCGTAGCGATACTTGGCATTGGGTTAGCTATCCTGTCATAAACTCGCTAACTCAGGGAAAAAAAGTATCACGCTCCTTCTTCAGTGAGCTATTGGGAACTCATCCAATATCATTCGAAGAGGACGAACCTGATTTGCTTCAGACTATTTGGTGGAAAGAGAGTAATACAGATCACTTTATTGTTTGGGAGGAGAATATTAATGATTGGAGTGGTATAGTTGATACCCACCAGTTATCCAGTCCTCAAGGATATAAAATAAAGTTACTTCCTCTTGGAGATCCAATACCAGTTAACTATCCTTCTGTTGTCCTGCACCATAGTGGTTTTCCTACATCTCCCACTTCCCCCTTCACTATTCATGGCAGTGATGTTGAACACGATCAAATCTATGAAAACTGGATCGGGTACTTTGATACAGAATGTCAATGGCCTCAGGATGCATTTGCATCCATTTGGAACGATATAATCTTTATCAAAGCCAAAGACTGGTGTTTGTATAGGTCAAATCGCAATAACAACTTCTCAGCTATTGAAGGCACTATGTTGCCGATAAAATGCGGTGATATGGTGGTTGTCGCTACGTATAGCGACCATGATGATTTCCAGTGGGAGACTTCCAACCCCGTTGTCCCGATCGAGAAAGAAAAAGCTACATATTTTACCTACGAGGAGAAACCTGATTATACTCCAGTAGAGATAGCTTTATTAGGCATTGACAAAACGGATTTAAAAGAGATAGCCCTGAAACTGAACGGAATATGTAAGGGAGCGGTAGTAGTTAAAAACGATGTAGAACAATTATGTGCCTATCTGGATATTAATGAAAAACTTACCGAAGGTACGGTCGAATTGATATTCTACTACGAATCAAAAAGCCAACCTCAGGAACTGAAGTCTATCAATGTCGATAGAACACAGTTATCAAGTAATTCCATTGGTGGTGTCTCGGCTTATCCAGTTTATCACATCGCTGTTACGCCTAATGATCTGACAGATAACTCCGTTCCGGTTCTATCTTTGGAGCAAAACTACCCCAATCCGTTTAACCCTACTACCATCATCAAGTATTCACTTGATGAGCCAGGTGCGGTTTCTCTTGAAATCTACAATATCAAAGGTCAGCTTGTAAAGAAGCTGATACAAGGCAATGCTGACAAAGGTACTCACAGTGTAGCATGGGATGGAATTGATCATGTTGGTAACCCATGCTCCAGTGGAGTATATTTCTATAAATTACGAACCAATAGCAAGACTTTGGTTCGTAAAATGTTAATGCTGAAATAGATTGAAGTACAGGGAAGGGAGTATCTCCCTTCCCTGCCTTTGAAGCATAAACCATGAAAATTAAGATTCTGACTATTTTGTTAGCCTTTCTGTGGCTAATATATAACGTGGAAGCTCTCACACGCACAGTAAATTTAGACGGTACTGGGCAATATACTTCCATTCAAACCGCAATTAATGCATCTGCTTCAGGCGATACCGTTCTTGTCTATCCAGGCAGGTATTTAGAGAATATTTCTATCATTCAGAAAAGCAATATTTCTGTAATAAGCTTGGAAGCAACATCAGGAAACCCGACCTATATCGGATTAACGATCATTGATGGTCAAGCTATCTCATGGGGTATGTGGATTAGGCAAAATTCTCAAAATATTACGATACGTGGCTTTTCCATCACAAACTGCAAAGCTGGTTTGGGGGTCAGCGAAAACTCAGTCGCAACTATAAGAAATTGCGATATATATGGAAACAAAAGTTATAACAGCGCTGGTTTCGGAGCAAGTTCAAGTTCTGTTTATCTCAGCGGTGTAAATATCCATGATAATTATGCTTATAATATGGGTGGAGGTGTCTACATAAATGGAATTACTGGAACAGTAAACGTAACTTTTGATCCTGTTAACCTCTGTTCAATCTACAATAACACTGCAGGACATGGACAGGACATAGTTGCACAGTCTATTAGTAGTGATTTGAATATTCCTTTAGATATGTTTTCAGTTTTAACCCCCAGTACGTATTATGCTACAGCTTTCCGAACTACAGGAGGAGATTACCAACTCATTATTAGTGCTCAGAGAGCACATCATGAGGAGATCAACAATGATCTCTATGTTTCTCCTGATGGGGAAGATGTTAATGACGGGCTAAGTCCAGCAACTGCCCTTAAGACAATCAAGACAGCAATTTACAGAATTACATCGGACAGTTTGAACCCTAAGACTGTACATGTATTGCCAGGTACGTATTCCCGCACTGCCAACCAGCAAATATTCCCTATATCGCTGAAGCAATGGGTTAATGTGGTAGGTTCAGGAATGGATGTAACACAGGTCACAGGAGAGCATGATCCTGCTTTCCCAAGTAGTAATTACTCTTTAAGCGTGTTCTCATCATTCTTTCAAACTAATGTTAGCTTGAAAGATATGTCTATTACTACGACAAATTCAGCTAATAGTAGCGCCTTTTGGGGATATAAAGAAGTCAGTTTATCTTTAACGAATTTAAGAATGTATAACTTATTTCCAAGCAGCAATGCAGTTATACAATTTACTGATATTATTGATGCCCTATGGGACAATGTCATTATTGAGGATATTGTTACAAATAGCAAGGGTTTGGTTTACAATGATGGCAGTTTTACCGGAACAATCAGGAATTGCATATTCAGGAATGTTGTCTCAACTATGGTAGATCCTGAAATTTCGGCATATCCCATAATCATGCTGACATTAGGTCAGGAATTTAAGTTGGAAAACACGATATTTTCCAATTTAACTATGCAGGATGATGATTCGCAAGCTATTCAATTTGGTGGCATGTACAACCCACCTATCCAACCACAATACACCATTCAGAATTGTTTGTTTTCGAATATCAACTGCATGGAGCGGGGCGTTATTTTGTATGGCGAAGATTATCCTATAGTTAACATCGCTAACTCCACTTTTGCAGGACAGAACGGGAATGGTGAAGCTCTGATGGTCAACGGGATAGTCAATATCTCGAACTGTATATTCTATAACAACAGATCCAAAGAGATCGCCATCAATCCCATGGATGGGTCGGGAATAACTACTACAATTACTTTGAACAATAACCTGATACGAAATGGGTTCAATGACATCTGGCAGGCACCGGGGAATATCATCAATTACAATGATAATAACATTTCAGGCAATCCCCTCTTTTATGGTGGAGACGATATCAACAACCCATTTTACTATAGTTTATCAGAGTATTCTCCCTGTATCAACACTGGAACAGCGGATACCACCGGATTGAACCTTTTACCTTATGATCTTGCCGGAAATTGGCGGATCTGGGGTGGTAGAATAGATATGGGTTGTTATGAATACGGTTCCGAACCGTATGTTGCAAATGACGATCCGACAACTCCGGCTTTGCAGAATGGGCTGTTATCTGCTTATCCCAATCCCTTTACAGCTTTCACAAATCTTAAGGTTATATTGCCCGCAAATCCAGATAATTCTCTGCCAAGAGTAACAACCGCAAGCATCTATATCTATAACATTAGAGGGCAGAAAGTCAAGAGCATTTCGCTTGATCCAAGTCAGGCAAGTGAGAAATTCACCTATTGGGATGGCAGAGATGCCAGTGGTAGACAGTGTTCAAGTGGTGTATACTTTCTCAACTTGTCTGTTAATGGTAAACGATGCTTGAGTAAAAAAGTTACTCTTTTCAGATGATCTGCATGATGTAATTACCTATCATATAGATACAATAGTTGTCGTCCTACACTTCCAATGAAACGGCGGGAACGGTGTATGCGCTCCGGAGACACCTACCGGGTTCATCTCTGAGTCGTATTCGATCTGATCGTCCTTGATCCAGGGTGCCAGGGCTTTGATGTATTCCCGGGCATCATCCAGGCTGTTGGACTTAGTGTCCAGAGACATGAGATTATCCATTACTTCGATTGCATAGTTTAGTGGATACATCTTATCCTGGGCAGCCAATGCCCGGCAGATATCACTGGTACGGTCATCCAGGATTACCACAAGCTTGTAGTATCTGGCTTTGGCTTTCTTGTAGCCCTGTAACCTTCCGAACTCCCTGATCCTAAGGGCTGTATGCTCTGCAAGTCCCTGCCAGTAATGGGATGAGCGGTTGGTGAGGTCATTGAACTGGTCTTTGAGGGTATCTGCAAGCATCTCTTTGGTATAGCCCTGCTGGATTGCGTTTGAGAGGACATCGGCAAAGTTCTGTCTGATGTCGGCTTCGAAGTGATTCCTGATCCAGAACAACTGCTGCTTCTGGATAGTGGATGAGAGATGCTGATCTTCAATGCCCCAGAGCCCGATGCTGGTCTTGGTGGGAGCTTGCACCTGGGTGTCCCTCAGTCCGAGCCGCACACAGCGGTCTATTATTGCTTTGGTGGGCTCATTGACCAGTGCTGCGAAGTCATCTCCCAACTGGGTGTTAATGATGCCCATTAGCTTATCTATGGAGTCCTTTTTGATCTTCTCGGCTCGTGGCATGTCACTCAGCATCTGGATCGCAAGGCGTGTAGCATCTCTGATCTCGGTTTTCCAGGCATTGTTCAGGACCCGGTAGTACTCAAGCATGAGCTGATCATAGTATGTCATAACTGAATACCAGCCTACGCTGGCACAAGCCTCCGGACTTTCACTCTATTCCTGCCGATATCATATTCGGAGAACCTCTCCAGGCAGCCAGCCAAAGCATCACAACCGTCGATGAAGCCATCAGGATAGGTGAGGAACTGGCTAATGAGGGTTGGTGTATCTTGACCCTCCGGAAAGAGGACCTTGGCTGTCTCGATAATGGTCTCGGTTCTCTCGATGCGGAGGTTCTTGTTATCCTTGTTATCGATCCGCTTGATTCTATGCGATATCGGTGGCAGATGATTATCTGTAGCCCACCTGTCGAAGTCGGCAAGGATACGTGCCTGACCGTAGGTGGTTTCACAAGCTGCCCTGGCTTTCACTCTGTAGATTCTATCCAATTCTTGATAGGCATCATAGTAGTATCTGAAGAACTTAGTGTTCTCAGTCTGACGTATCCAGACATGAAGCACGTAGAAGCGGTTACCATCATAGCCTATGGAGATGACCGCCTTGTAACAGCCCTTCTCTCCCCATGCAGGATCAGCATAGAGCCAGATCCGCTTTATCTGGGATGGTTCCGGCAGGATTCTATACTTGGTGAACCAATGGTTCTTGAAGATGTTACCTTCGATTACTGGCTGTCCAAGCATCTCTCTCTGATAACCGGTATGCCCGAACTTGGCTCTGAGGTTCGGCAAGGTACTGGTTGGGTATTGCTCTTCCCAGATGGACTTGCCATGTATATCTTCGAGAGAAAAGCGCAGGATCGCCTTTTGGTGGGTCTTTAATGCAATCAGGTAGGTAACGTCCAATTCTGGATTATCTGCTCGTAAATCGCCTAATATGAGCTCCTGAAACTGGCAGATGGAGTAATTGGGATGTACCAGGTTACCGAGCCAGACGATCTTGCCATTTCCCTCAGGCGAGAGGGCTCCGGCAAGCTCCTGGGTGATCTTCTCCATTCGTCTCTTACCGATGGACTGGTTTCCCATGTTCTCTTCTTTATCGATATCATCACAGACGATCAGTCCGGGACGTTTGGCTGTCTTGGGATTGATAGTTCCTCTATGATTCTGCTTGATACTCCTGGCTCTGATTCTCGCTTTATTCTTGAGATAGAAGTCCAGATCGAAGGCATCCACTGGCTGCAGCTCAGGATAGTCCATTGTGAGCCACTTATTGTTCTGCAGTTCATGCAAGGTGAAAGCAGTCCTCTCCTGTGCGAGATCTACGTCTGCGGCAGTATGTATCACGTAACGTTCACCTTTGATGATCCTCCAGATCGGATAGACCACTCCCATAAGAACCGTTTTGCCCAGCCCACGAAAACCTGTGATTCCGATAATGCCTGAGCCCTTGTCAGTCTCATCAAACATAGTTTCATGTGCTGGGCAAAAAGGTAGTGGGAAGATGTGCGGAAAATAGGTATGGCAGAAGAACGAGAAGGTATCCCAGCCCTCTCCGTTGGTTCTCCTGATCCTGTCGGTCTTAGCTTCAGGATTATCGTCTATAAAAGGCAAGACGAAGATCGTTTTTGATGCGATCTCCGCCAGTGCCTTGTTATGTCGCTGAATGAACTTCTTAGACATAACCGGGACTTGGAGGGTAACCATGAAAGTGCGGAGCCGGAGGCGACGGCTCCGCTTGGCAGGTTTGGGTTGGAGGGTAGGTAGGTTGGTCTGTAGGCTTGGAGGCAACCATGTCCCTGGCTGTATAATTATCCATTTCTAACTCTTAAGTACTCGGCAAGGTCAAGGACGATGCTTTGAAACTGCTTGAGCATAGTCTCATGCCCTTTCTCAATCATAAAGTCGGTCACCTGATCCAGGAAGCGCACGATGTAGTCGTTCAGTTCCTTGGCAGGCTCACTATCTTTCTGGTTCTGCTTGATCAGGCTTACGAGGCTCTGCAGAGCGGTGTCCGCAGGATTCTTGGCATATTCACGCAGTGCCTGGATAAGTGCCTTCTTGCGGGCTAAGCTGATCTCATGGTCAAGTTTGCGCTCTTCCTTGAACAGCTCATCCCACTTGCCACTCTTGATCCACTTACGGACGGTGATGTCGGAGATTCCGAAGATCACCGCCAGTTCAAGTGGATCGGTCTTGCCGTTTAGAAAGGCATCTTTGCAGTTGTCCCGCTTGATGCGGAACTCTATTGCATTACTCATATTCCGGGCGAACCTTATGCTTGAGCAGGTATTCGTTTAAGTCTTTCCCGGCGCAGCGTAACTGTCCGTTCTCTTTGGTACGGAAGGCAGGCAGAGGGTCGCCAATGTCCCGTATCCAGCGGTAAACACTGGAGCGGTCGACCCGGAGGATATCAGCTATCTCATCCGTGCGGTAGTTGCGTTCATCATTGAAGATACTCATCGGTATCAACTCCTCTGCTGTATTAGTATTCATAGATGCCATGTTTCATTCTCCTTGGGATTGTTCAAGTCCAGTTGCATTAGGATACCAATCATTCTATCAGAGAGTGCTGAAGTTGAGCACGATCTGCCGGGACTGACCGGACTCATCCTTCTCGTAGAAAGTGATATACTGCTTGGTGGATACTACTTGAATAGCAGCATCGATCAGTTCCATTGCTTGCTTCCAGATAGTGTCCTTGATGTTGTATCTACGCAGGCGCAGGATACGGTACTTGGCGATCTCACCTTTCTTATCCACCTGGAAGGCTTCACTGATGATGGCTCTGAGGTTGACGTTGGAATCAGCAGACCAGGCTTTCAGACACTCATCGATCTTCTGCTTAGCCAGTTGGAGTTCGATGCCAAACTGGATGCGTTCCTTGAACCTGATCTCAACCCGGTTCTGTCCGTCAAAGCTGTTGAGGATGGCATTGCCTTTCCATTCCAGTCCATTCTTTTGAGCTACCTCTTCCAGATACAACTCCACTTCCTCAAAGAGCTTGGCTTTGTCTTTGATGATGCGCTCCTGCAGCTTCTTGGCTCTTTCGATAGTCTTGTTTACAATTACATCCTGCTTGAGGATTTCCGGTCTGATGATCGAGATCGGGATGCTCTGTCCATTAGCATCGGTCTTAGTGCGGTCGGCTGTCTTCTTAGTCTTGGGGCTGTTCTTGGTTTCCATTAGAGTACTCCTTACGATGATTTTCTTTATCTGTTTGATTGTCGTTTTCAGCTTCATTTGCCCTTGATTCCGCTTTCTTGATGTAGTTCTGCAGCATAGCGATAACGGCTCTGCGCTCTTTGGGGTCGAGCAGATTCCAGTGGCTTTTGTGATAGTGTTTGAGCATGAATGCCCTAAGGTCTTGCTCAGTCCAGTTCGCTCGTTTCATCAGTGCAAACATGAACTTGCCTTGTTTATCGAAAGTGAATGTCTGTGGTCTGCCATGACTACGGTGGCGGCGCATCAAGTCTCTTAACTCAAGCAACCTGGGTTCAGGTAATGCTTGCAGTGACTCTCCGAAACCAAGACCGTTGATGATGAACTTGAAGCCATCCAGGGGCCAGTGGAACTTCTTGACCCGGAGGGCATGGATTTGTTGCCGTAGTTGTCGTTCACGTAGTTCCTGTGTCATAGAATGCCGTCCTTGTTTAGTTGTTGTTAGTTGGTTTTGCAGCTTTCTTGCTGCGTTTCTTAGGTTGGATACCGCAAGCATCTCTTTGCTCGCTGATGATGCCCTTCTTGATCACTGATCCGACCTTGAAGATGTTTGCCATGTTCTTGGTATAGTATCCAGACTTGTTGATACCCACCGCATCCACTGAGATCAAGGCTTCTAGGTACAGATAGACCCACTGCCGGCTCTTCTTCATTAATGTCGCCAGTTGCCTGATACTTCTCACCTTGGCGCATCTCAGCAGGCAGCAGATATCCTGACAGGCTTTGATATCGAAGTTCCAGTTACCACTGTGAATCGTAGCTACTCTGGTCGCATACAAACCCCGGTTGGTGATGTAGATATCCTCATGTTTGGATATTTTCCTGATCACATCACCCACTATCAAGTGTCTGAGGCGTTCTGTTACGACCTCAGGGTCGGCTCCGGTACACTGGCAGATCATATCCACATTGAAGTAGTTAGGATAACTGTCTACGAAGCGGTCGATCATGATTCTCTGCTCTCTCACAATGCCCCCTGTACCAAGATGTCGTTCATGGCTTGTATGGGATTGATCTTGTACTTGCATTCGAGCATGTGCATGATCTTCACAGCTTTTCTTAAGTTTCCTGCCGAGTTGTGATGGATGTAGTTTACCATTGAGTCCGGGCATTCGATGCTCATTACTTCCCTGGTGATCAGGCTTACATCCTCAAGGCTGACAGGCTCGAACTCGTAGAAGTAATTGCAGCGGTCAAAGTAGTATTCATTGATCTGGTTGAGCCTATCCTTGGCATTCTGCATCCCGACCAGAACCACTACTGCCAGAGTCTCATCCACCAGATCACGGATCGCTCCCAGTAGCAGGGGATAACGGAAGGCATAATCGATCTCATCAATGATGATCACCGTGTCCTCATGGTCAAGAAGCAGTTGAGTGCACTGCTTGTAGATATTGTTGGTGGTGCCAGCCGGGAGATAGTCTCCCATCCCGAGGCTGATATACAGATTCTGCAGCAGTTCTTTGGCGAAGGTCTTGGGAGTGGTCGTGGCTTCCAGTCTGAGATAGACATAGCCACGGGTATAAGCGATGCGTCTGGCATAAGTGGTCTTGCCGAGTCCGGGTCTGCCATACAGCATACCCAGTCCCACCATCTCCATGCGTGGACGCTTGAGTAGAAAGTCAACACAGCGGTCAGCTTTCTGGACATTGTTGATTGCTACGAGTTTGCCTTGTTTCACTTGTTTCCTCCTTTATTTGATTCCGATGGTTTTCAACATCTCGGTGAAGCTCTCATCCTCGAAAGGATCGGGCTGATCCTTACTAATGGATGCTGGTATATCATTGGCAGGGCGGGGATTGATATCCGGTTCTGCCTGTTCTTTTACTATCTGACTGGTCACGATCTCTTCCAGCCGGGCAATCTCCTGCTCGGGTCCGGGCTTGGGAGCTTGGATCATCGGAGGCTGGATGAAGGTGGGATTGGCTTGCCGGGCTTCCAGCATTGGTTTGAGTATGCGGTCTACCGACTCTTGATTCATTTTAACGAATAGCTTGGACTGCTGCTCGTTCATCCGTTGCAGCTTCTTGATATACTTGTATTCGGTATTCAGTTCTTTATGGGAGATGGGATTATCCTTATCCAGATGAACAAACGGATGTTGCGATCTTCTCAGCTCTGCCTGGCAGATGAACTTGTCCCTGGTATCATAAACCAATATCCACCTGGCATCGGCATAGTCGTACCTAAACACTACCGGCTTACCGATGTGCTTGATCAGCTCAGGATGCCAGTACAGTAGCTTATTGAAGACGATGCCATCGTTGCGGATGGATTTACGCTCGGTAGCCAGCATCATGAAGTTCAGTTTATCGGGCTGTATAATGCGGCTTTCGGGCAGTTCTGCCGCGTTGAATACCTGCCAGGGTGTTTTACCATGCAGGCCGCCATGAGGGTTATCGCCATAGATATAGCGGACATAGTATCCGATCATCCGCATCGTCTCTTCGATAGTTGGCGGTTCACCCTGGTACAGCTTCTTGATCCACTTCTCATTCCGCATCAGCGTGGCAGGTTTATCGGCAATACTGGCTCCCCGGAAGCTGCTGATGAACCGTTCAAACTGCTCCTGAAAGGTCTTGAAGAAGCGTTCGATGATCTTGGCTTTGGCATTATAGCTTTCTGCGAAGTGGGCTTCGATGCCAAGCTTAGGGAAGATACCTCCCAGTTCAAGCTCCAGATCATGATGCTCCCACTGTTCATGGAACAGCTTCGACCGGAAGGCTTTGCCATTATCGAGATACACGCACTGTGGGGTAGCACCCCAGTTTAAGAACCCATTACGGAAGGCTACCTGGATATGATGGCTATCTTCGGTAAAGGCGAGTGATGCACCCACCGGATAACGGCTCGCCCAGTCCATTACCATGATCATGGTCATGCGTTGAGCTTTCCCGGTCTTGGGATTGAGGATATCGAAGGCCAGAGTATGACCATCAGCCACCCAGACCTGACCGACCTTGAGCAGTCTGCTGTCACGGTGGATAGTCTTGATGATATGCTCCGCTACGTATTTACTGCCCTTCCTAGTCTGCTCCCAGATCGCCAGGTTATCGCTCTTCCAGTCTTCACACCAGCGTCTGAGGGTCGGTTTACTGGAAGGTGATTCATACTGTCCCATCCTGGCCTGAGCCTTGAGCATGGTTATTGCGCTTCCTATGGTGATTCGATTGGGATGCAGCAGCATGCTGAGCAGTATCTTACCTTCAGGCTCGCTTATCTTACGCTGCCGCGTGGTGTTCTTGTTTCCATGCAGAAGGGCATACATATCCCGTTCAGTCAGGATATAGAGATCGATCCAGGTACGCAGGGAACGTTCTTTACGCTCTCCCCGCAGCTTGTATAGCTCAGGAACCAGATTGCCATTATTATAATCAAGTACAATCTGCTTCCACTCTTCGACCTTGGACTCACAGTCTTCCAGTCTGCGGATAACCAATGTACAGAAGTGACCCAGAAGTCTGGCTTCCGCATCATACTTAAGGGGCAGGCTCTCCCGGGGACTGAAGTCGATGTAGCCTTCCCGATTATAGAGAGCAGGTAGATTGTCTGGCAGATCATCAGTTAGTTCATCACATAGATCATCATGCTCTGCAGCTACTTGTTGTTCTGTTCTTGGGAGCAGTGCAGGCAGTTCGGTTTTGTGTATGGCTTCTGATGCTACAGCATTGGTTTGCTGAGATTCAACTACCTGATTGGGCTTTCTACCCCGCTTGTTAGCCGTAGTATCGAACATGATCAGCTTGTTCCGGTTAGGAACTTGCTCATCTAAGAACTTACTGTACTCCTCTATCGTAAAATCATAAGGCTTCATAATACCCACCATCCTCTGCTTCACTTTTCCGGTATTGATGTATCAAGGCACTGTTCAACTGCTTGCCATCCACCTTGATACCTATTTCGATGTATGCGCCGGGAAGCATAGCCCGGCTCTCGCAGTCGGCCATCTCTTTGATCAAGATATCAGGCTCAGTCAGCAAAAAGGCTTTCACTACCCGGTTGCTTCCCAACAGCAACTGCTGTTTATGTACCTCGATCTTTTGTCTGTTGATGTATCTCCAGACAGTTCGGGTCGAACAGTTCATCAACTCTGCCACCCGTTCGACGGTCAGCCATACTGCCTTGATCTTGCGCTTGCTCATTTTCAGCCTCTTCGCATAAAACTTAGTTGTCGCTATGAGCACTGTGACAATTACCGGTTTCTTAATTGTCGCAGTGGTCGGTTGATTTGGCACCACTGTGACAATTGATCGCCGGTTTTTATTGTCACAGTGCTCAAAGCATCTTGTAACCAGCATTAACGGTAAATCTTCCCGAATGGAAAGCACTGTGACAATTGTCGCAGTGCTATAATTGTCACAGTGGTCGTCCTTGACCACCCTGCCTCCGGTCTCGTAAGTAGTCGCTTTCATAAGCGCCTCCAGCAT